TGCTCAACAACAAACAGCAATGGTACAAAACAATGCTATGTCACATGCTATGAATGGATATGGCTTGAGTCAAACCAAAGCTGGTGATTTCGTCAATTGGGCAAGTAACCCTGAGAACGTAACAGTTGATCATCTTATAAAACTCTATATGATGAAGGATGCGCCCGACGCAAGGGTAGAGCAGAAAAAACAAGATATGATGAAATCTCAAGAGGTTTTATCAATGCCAAGATCAGCAGCGGTTGAGACTGGCACATCTGAATCACCTAAAAGTGATGAAGACCTGTTTAATCAAGGCTTACTCTCTTTAAAAAGATAGAAAGGTAGAATACAATGGCTGAAACATTAAAGTCGATGTATAATGGTGGCTCCGCTGGAGTTCTCTATACCGATAGACGGAATTTTTACGTTACCCCTCAAGTTGTAAAAGAACTATGGACTGACGTAGCACCGTTTACTACGGTGATTTCAAATAGAGAACAGCGTAAAGTACCAGACCCAATTTTTAAGATGTTTGAACATCGTAATCCTTGGGTAAAACAAAAGTTCCTATGGAATAAAGGAACACCGGGAACAGTGCCAGACAATGATACTGGTCTTGGATCATTACCAGTTGACGGTATTGTTGGATTAGCTTCTACTCCAGATGATTCTTGGATTGGATTAGTAATCGAATGCTGGAATGCAGCTGAATCAAGTAAGCTAGGAACCGCAGTTGTTACTGCAGTTTCTTCAACTCCAGAACTAACAGTTAAATCTTTATCAGGTGCAGCATTTGCTTTACCAGATGATGGTATTAACTATGTAATTGGTAATGCACAGGGTGAAGGTATGACAGCACCTGAAGCTTGGGCTGATGAATTGCAAGTAGTTTATAATTCTTCACAGATATTTAAAACTCCTTTGCAAATTACTGGAACTCTTTTAGCAGCATCACTACGTGGTGAATCTTCAGAGTTGGCACGTTTACGTGCACAAAAAAGTCAAGAACACAAAATGCAAAAAGAAAAGGCATTCCTTTTTGGACAGCGTGATAGTGGAACTGGCTTAGGAGAATCTGCATATGATGCTGGTAATAAAGCTTCTAACGTAGATGAAACGTTTGCTGATGATGGAAGAACAGATGCATCTGGAAATGTTATCCGTACAACTTATGGTATTGTAAGTGCTATGGATAAATATGGCGAATCTGGTTCTTATGATTATCAAAACGTATTCAGTATCACTGAAGCTAGTTACAGTTTTAATGATTTTGTAGACGATATGGAAAAAGTATTCCAGTACGTACCAGAAGCTGGCGTTAAGCGAGCTTTCTGTGGTGCTGGTGCTTTAGGATATTGGTCTAAAATAGCTGGTAACACTGGAATGGCTGGTAGCTCTGGTTGGACAGTTAATATGAGTGATATGAAAAGAGACTCTCTTGGATTTAATTATAAAATCCTTGAAACGCCTCATGGTATCCTTCAGTTAATTCCAACTCCTGCATTACGTGGCCCTTACAATAAGTATATGCTTGCTGTAAGTGAAGAGAACCTGTTCCATGCTCAATATCGTTCACCTATGTACCAAACTAATATTAAAACTGATAATGCTTTTGATGGAGTAAAAGATCAATACTTTTCCGATGAAGGTGTTGGTATATCCCTTATGGAAAGTCATCATCTATTTAAAATTAGTTAAGGAGGTCAATTATGGCTAGACCTTACTTAGGTGGTTCAAGCGCTTCTGTTGAAAGTAAAACAGCAGCTTATAGTATAGTTCCTGCAGATCATGGTAAAGCGTTTGTTTTATCTGGTTCTGCAATAACACTTACACTTCCTACTATAGCAAATGCTTACAAAGGATTTTCCTGTAAAGTTATTTCAGGAGATGATAGTGAGCATGTTATAAGTGGTGGTGCAAGTAAAATATACTATCATGGCAGCTATGGAACAGATCATGCAACAAATACTGGTAGAGACATACACGAAACAGTATCATCGCTTACATTAAATGCTGGCGCAATTAATGATACGATTGATATTTTTTGTGATGGAAGTAACTGGTATTGCAATGGTTCAACAAAAGCCACTGTCGACGCAAGTTAACGAAAACTAACTCGAGGGGAGAGTAATATCTCCCCTCGGATTGGGACACTATGACACAGAAACAGTTAATAGAAACAGTCCAACAGCACCATCCAGAGCTGGGAGAAACGCAGATACGTATCTTCCTTAATAAAGCACTGGATGAGTTTTGCAGAAGGACAAGAATTTTAACAACAGCCTATACATTTAGTACAGTAGCTAATCAACGCTACTATGAACTTGATGATTCTATATTGGAAGTTATTTCTGTTGATTTTGACGGATATGATATTTATAGGCTATCTGGAAGACCAGAAGTTAGGGATTTAACATAATGGCATATAGTAGAACAAAAGATGAAGTTTACTGGATAGAGCGTGATGGTATAGCTATTGCTACACAAAACGTAACTGGTAATAGTCCAGCATCAGAGTTTACTGGCCCTACGGGCAGCAAGACAGTAACTATATTCGCTATTAAAAACGATGAAAATTTTGTTGCTAGTGGTACTGGTATAATAATGACAGAATCACCAGCAATACCAAACGAGTTTCATGATGGACTTGCTCAGTATGCTATTATGAAAGGTTATGAAACTAAACCTGAAGCCATACAAATGGCTCAGTATTTCAGGAATGAATGGGAAATGTGTATTCGTGAGGGAAAAAAATATGCGAATACAGGAAGAGATGGAGCTCCTATGGTTATAAAAGGATATGATTATTAATGGATGAAGTTACTTCTCATTCTTCAATGTCAGATTATTCTGAGATTGTTGATGCTACGAATCTTATCTGGGAAAATGCTCTTTCAAACTGGGAAGACGTTGTAAAAGGCTTTAAAGCTCCTACTGACTATACAGAAACAACAATAGCTTCAGCTGTATTTACGGAGGTAACAATATCCTAATGGCAGATTTTAAAACACAGGTAGAAGATTTAATTGGAAGCGTTGGAGATGATGCTCTTATTACTCAATCTCTTATAGATATAGGCGGTGAAATAATTGGAGCTCTTCCTTCAGCCAAATTACTGCCATCAGCTTTAACCGTGGCTGTTTCTTCTAGTGGTTTAACTGTGGAAAATAAAAAAGTTTTAGCTGTAGATAAAGACGATCTTCCAGTAAAAGAAATTCCAGCAAACCAGAAAGCAAGATATAACGATACTGCTTCTATTTATGCCGCCACAGATACTAATCCTGTTTATTATATAGAAGCTGAAAAAATTTATGTAAATGGTGCAGCTGGAAGTAGCGCTACAGCTGGTGTATTACATTATGTGCCAAAACTTCCAACACATAACGGTAGTGCTCTTATATCAAACGGAAGTGATGCAGTAGCTAATTTCCCACAGGAAGCTGAACATTTACTTATACTTGGGAGTGCAGTTAGATGTTTACAAAGATTAATGGCAGATAAATCATCTAGTCTATCTGATCTTTCTATATCATCAGTCACCCCCGTACCTCCAGAATCACCAAGCTTTACAAGTCCAGATATATCATCTACTACATTAGACAACTTAGGAGTTCCGCCATCTTATATAGCACCTACAACAACTATAAGCGGAGTCGCATGGGCAACTGAATACCCATCTCAGGCAAGTGCTATTACAACAGCATTTCTCTATTTAAAGGCCGCTGTAGATCAAGCGGAAACAGCTGCAGATAAATTTGCAAGCGCTACAAGTGATTCACAGTTTGATACTAATTCAACATGGGATGCAACAAACTCTCAATTAACAAGAGTTAAAGATGCGTTAGATAAAGTATCTGCATTGATTGAATCCAATAGTCCAGCTTCCAGTTATGATGCACATGATTTATTACAAGCAGAAGATATAGAACTATTGCAAGGGAACTTGGCTATAGTACAGGCCGAACTTCAAAGAGCACAAACTCATGTAGGAGAATGGGTAGCTATTGGAGATATGAGAGTAAAAGAAGTAAATGCAGCTCTTTCTGAAGCATCTGGGTATGCAAATGAAATTCAAACCAGACTATCAGCTACTCCGATAAAAATATCTGAGTTTCAAGCCAAGGTTCAAGATTCATTAAATGAATTCAACGAAGCAAATGTTCAATATCAAGCAAAGTTACAAGAAGCAATACAGCAAGCACAGCTCAGTTCTAGAGAAGCAGAACAAGAAGCGAATCTAAAACTTCAAAAAGAGCAGAGTGAATACTCTTCTAAACTACAAAAATTTCAAAACGAACTAAGCGAGTATCAGGCTAATGTTTCAAAAGAGGTTCAAGAATATACTCAAAACATGTCTCAGTACCAGTTGGACTACCAATGGAAACAGGGACAATACGGACAATTAAAAGCCGAATATAGCCAAGGCTTACAATTGCTAATTGGGAGATAATTATGGCAAGTATTACAGAAACTCATACAGTAGAATTTGCAGTAAGTGCTACGCCAAAAGTATCCTTAGCTTCAACCGATGGTGTAACTTTAGCAACTGCTACCCTACATGAAAATATTAGAAAAACTCTAGGAGGAAGCGGTAGTGTTTCTACAGATGGTGCTATAGATTTTGGCGGAGTAACCGATGGTGCTACTAATTATTTACAAGCTACATCTTCTGGAGTAAATGTAGGAAATGGAGACACTAGGTTTATTTGGATAAAGCATACTGGATATTTATGGTCAAGTTCTTCAGTTTTAAGTACTGCAACCACAGATAAAGTAACTATATTTATTGACGCTGAACATATTGCGTCATTATCAGCTGGAGAATCTTGGATTATACCTCTTCCAGATACATCAAGTACAGCAACTAATTTTATAGTAAAAAGAGGTGGATCGTCTGATATAGCTATAGAAGCTATAGGGCTTGATTAAAATTAATAAGGAGAAATAAAATGGGTATACGCAGTTATTCGACTAGCGAAGCTAACAATATACAGTTAGGACAGGCTGGATATGACTATGTTACTAATGCTACAGTTAATTCTGATACTTATGTAGCAATAACGGCCTTAGATGCTTGTACAGTTACAGCTGTCTCATCAGATACAGATGTATGGGATAGTTTAAGTGCTATTGAAGTACCTGCGGGTTGCACTATTTATGGCAGATGGAGTTCTGTCCAAATAGGTAGTGGCGATTTCGCTATAGTATATCGGGGCTAAAGAAAAAATATAAGGTTTTATTATGGCAACTTTAACAGGTCAATCCATTGCCTCGTCCTATGAGCAGTTATTACATATTGATAATGATGGCGGTGGTAACGGTACTACACATGTATCAGTAAAAGACGGAGATAATGAAACCACTTTTAGTTTCACTATTGCTACTGATGCATTAATGATGACTAGTACCAATCGCCTAGAATTTGGCGATACTGGTACATATATAAATCA